GCAACATACGATGGCATGGAGTGGGTTGAGAGTGTGCCTAGAGATCCCTGCATGAAGAAGACACCCCACATAGGCGGTTAAGATGACACCACGAGAACTAATGAGAGATTTCCCCCACTATACGTTTGCAGTACATGACAAAAAGAAAGGAGTGCCTTTGGAACATGGGACTATTCCTATGAGCGTATATATAAGGTATGAAGTAGATAAAAATATGCTGTATGTTGACTCACGTTTTATAACGCAGGAGCATTTGGTAGAGGAAGCAGTCATATGGCGGAAGTCGTCCGCATACTGTGGAACGCTCTTGAAACGTATATCAGCAGGGACTGGATATAAAGCGAAACCCATCTATTGCCTGGCATTTGACCTATCGTACGGTGAGCAAGGTGACGCAACATCACGCATACGCAAAAGAAAAGGGAGACCGCTACAGGTCGCAAACACAGCCAAACTAACCGCTAGAGCTAAAGAAGTAGCACCAAGGCTAAAGAGTTTAAACACACGACTAATGGAGTGGCAGAAAGCATATGAACACCTAGCTCTATGGGACGACTTATATGAAGCGATAAAAGAGGCTAAGAAGTTCTATGAGGACAGTTACTCAATGCTAAGTCAGGGCAGACGGAAACGGATAATGCCTGAGCCAAGTCCAATAAAGACGATAAAGAAAGAGATCATATTGCCCAAACATAAGATATACAGCAAAGGGCTTGATGAACTCATAGCACGAGATACAGATGCAATATTTAAAAACATAAGGGAGTTTAGAACAGATGAAAAAGGGGTGACGACACTATACGAAAAGGAATTCAGACCGATACTGCCTAGGGAAGAGTGGATCGCAAGATATGAACAGGGGACAACCCTGGACGGGAAGACAGTATACAAGCACTTATATGTATTGGTAAGTGTATTAAAATCAGGGGCTTATGAGAATGAGGACATCAAAGACTATAAGAGGGATGTTCGCTTTGTACAGATGTGCCAGAAGCAAGTTGGAAAATCAGCACACCGCTGTGCATTCTTTGACTTAACAAAAAAGCTTGACAATGAAATCATTAACGACTAATCTGTTAAACACGTTGGGACTATCCCAACTGATATTAATACTGCTGTTAACCCCCATCGATACGATGGCAAGAGATAAGTTTACGGCTAAAGCTCCGATAAGTAAACATTGCTTACAACTCGGAAGACAATACCGCCATGCGGTAAAAACTAATAACCCCATCCGCCATTTACTGGCGGAGAAACTTTGGAAGGAGTGTGGAGTATAACAAAAACAAAGCTAAGCCGAGCGGAGCATAGTAAAGCTTAGCGCAGCTTAGTAAAGCACAGCACAGGCTACAAAGTAGCGTATTAGTAATTCCAGTAGTTATTAATGCGGTATTCGTACCACTAAGCGTAGCGGAGCAGAGCATAGCCAAGATGAGCATAGCGCAGCAAAGCACAGGCTACAAAGTAGCGTACTAGTAGTTCTAAGAGTTATTAGTGCGGTATTCGTACCACTAAGCGTAGCGGAGCAGAGCATAGCCAAGATGAGCATAGCGCAGCAAAGCAAAGCCCCATAAGGGGATAATATTAACCATAACAGAGAAATAAAATGAAAAAATTAAATGTAAAATTGACAGGCACATCACCAATCTTATTATCAGCAGACAGACTTGCAGATCCACTAGATGAAATGACTATCGCCCACAAAGAACTTACATCTAAACGTAAGAAAACAGAAGACGATCACTATGCTATAGCTAAATCACAATGGCGTGGTTTGTTGTACTGGGATGATAAATTAAATGTTGTGCTACCTACACAAAACATAAGAGCTGCGATTGTAAATGGTGGCAAGCTAAACAAACTAGGTATGCAAATTAAACGTGGAACAATGATGGAGAACGAGCTATCTCCTTTAGATTATGGTAAGAAATTATCTATTGAACAACTATGGGAACAACGCTATTTAGATAGACGCAGTGTAGTAGTATCACAAGCAAGAGTTATTTGCTACCGTCCTAAGTTCGTTTCCTGGAATACTACCTTCAGTTTACTATATGATGAGAATGTATTGGATGTTAACCAGTTGAAACAGTCTATAGATAATGCAGGGATGTTCGTAGGTATCGGTGGATTTAGACCTGAAAAAGGTGGTACATTTGGTAGATTTACAGCGGAGATATTAGCATGATAACTGATAACGATACATACATAGAAGAAGTAGATAAACCTCATTTAAAAGTAGCTAACAACATTGCGAAGATGTTTAATTATGGGGATGTTGTAACAAACGAATGGTTAGCGGATAACTTTAAACTTAGATTGCCTACCCATGGATCTAAGAAACAATTTCAGGCTTATGCTTTTGAGTTCTTAGGTATGTTAGAGGGAGTAAAGAAAAGCCTTTTAGAAGACCATAAGATGTATCTCACTAATGTGAGAGGTAAAGGCTACTTAATAGTAATGCCCAACAGACAATCAGATGTTGCAGTAGATAAGTTAAAAAAATCTCTATCCTCTGAAATTAATAAAGCCTTCCGAGCAATAACTAATGTGAACGAAGCTCTACTAACTAACGAAGACATATTGAAGAAAGATTTAAACCATGGGCGAGTCGCTGCCATAGCCGCCTTTAGCCGACACAAATAATATTACGCAGTGCCCTACTCTCCAAGGAAATATCGCAACAAGGATGTTAAAGGCTACGCTGACGGCTTGAAGTACTATTGATGCCACTTCTATATTAACTGCAATTCATCTTGGGTATAGAAGATAGGTAAAAGGTGAGGGCTAATGTAAGCACTTTAATCAATAGGTCAGCATTTTAATTACTATGGAGGACTTATGAAAACAGAAGAACAGATAAAGAAAGCTCTCAGGAATAGAGAGTATAGAGAAAAGAATAAAGAAATATTACGGCTTAAACGTGTAGCTAAATTTGAAGCTAACGAAGAAAAACATAGATCAGAAAAGTTAGCCTGGTACTACAAGAATAAAGAAAAACAACTCCAGGAAGAAGAAAGTAGCCCAATGATGACCTTGAAGTCCGTTGCTAGACTAATAGGTGTAAGAGAAAATGTAGCACAAAAGATAAGTAAGACCGAGTCTTATAAGATGCCTAAGCCAAAGATGGCTAGGTGTGATGGTAGTGATTTATACTGCCGAATGGAGATCGAGGAATGGATGCCCTTTATACGGGAGGTAGTCGCCTTCTATTCAACAAAAAGAAAACTAATAAAACTCACAGGGGCTGCGGTTCACATTGTGAACTTCATGCAAAATAATAAAGCAGTCATATCTCATTGTGAAGACGAACGAAAAAGATTGAGGGAATTATGGGTCGAGACGTTGACTATGCACTAATATTACAAGTTTTATATAGTAAGGGCTATAGCTTAGCAAGCATAGCAAAAACAACAGGCGCAGCGGTGAGTACATTGTCCGCAGTAAAACAAGAGTATAAAGCAGTACCTGCTGGATGGCACGGTGGATGGGAGGGTATAGCGATGCAAGAGTATTATCAGAAAGTAACGGGTGAAGATGCTCCTCGTATTGGGGACTACATTGAGATAGAGGGGGAGATATGAAGTTAAACACAATGAAATTTCCACTGGCAACTAGCAGTGCCAGATGTATGGGTACTAACTGCAACCAGAAGAACCTATGTCAGAGATACCTGACCATTGAGATAGACACACAGAACTACGTGTGGCATATGGACGTAAAGAAAGAAATAGACGATGACGAGATATGTGATTTTTTTATTGAGTGGGGTGTGTGATGAGTAGAGAGCTAAAAACACTAGGACTACAAGGGTTTAAACAACGTGAGCTCCATACAGTTATATGGGCATTGAGAGAGTTTGCAGATGCAGCTGGTATAGAGATACATAACGGTATTAAAGAAAGATACGATGCCGAACGAAAAACTTACGGGATAAGCTTTAGATTTTATAAAGAGTCAAATGAAGAGAGTTTATTTACTGCTGATGTAGCTGCTAAGAAACTGTTTAGAGTTTTAGGTTGGACAAATAAAGGAGAAGAGAAATGAACGAGGAAGTAGTAATAAACTTATTTAAAAAAGTAGCGAGGATTCTAGAGGACGACAAGCAATACGAATGGTTAGCTGATGAGGTAAAAGATTACTTAAATGAGATATATGTTAATAAAGAATCTGAACTTGAACAAGCGTTAAAAGATACTATTGACGAGGAAAGAATAAGACAAATAATGATAAATTGCATCTCATATAATTAAAGTGGAGAAGAAA